GTAAACAATCGTTTGATTGAGAGAACGCCGGTGTATAACAGTTGTCATAATCGTAAGCATAATCTACTGCATTAACTATAAACTTAAAGTCTCCTGCATCTGCTATAATTTTAGCACTCGTGTTTTTGTACTTGTCTGTTTCAGTGTTATCATTCCTTGCTTGTTGCTCTATGCTAAAGTCTGAATACTGGAACCAGCTTGTAGGGGCAACACTAATATACTGCTGACGGTCTGAACCGAGTCTTGCAGTTACACTAGTATCAATAGTGTCTTGAATTAGTACTGTTCCAGCTATACTGCCTGAACCATACATAACTCCGTTTGCACCACTAATAACTTTTACTGTTTCGCCACTAGTAATGTCGTGTCCAAAATCGTACCAACCACTGCCCGGGTTGTTTGCTGGAACGCCATTTTTATATACTGTAGTATGCACAGATTGAGCACCACGTTCTCTGAACATTGCACTTGCTCCGTAACCACCTGCCATCCAAGTCTTCTCAGGCATTATTGCCTCAAATAAAGTTGTACTTGTTAATGGACTTGCTTTTGTAGTTTTAACCTCTTGGGCATATACTACGACTTCTTCTATATTCTCTGCCTGGGCCTGGAATGCAAATAGCATTATGGCGGCAAAAGTAAACATCTTGTTCATACTTCTCCTTTTTTAAATGTTATTATTTTTGTCTTTCAACAATAAGTAATTATACACTTTACTGTGCCAAAGTCAAGTAATTTCTAGTACTTAATTACACATAAGGTGAAGCCCGGAGGGGATCCGGGCTTCGTGGTGCTCCATTTAGGGGATGACTAACAATCGAGCACCGGGGGAACTGTTAGTTCTTTTCTTATTAAATTGTTCCTTTCATGCAAGTAGTTCTTGCAAGTTTTTCCCAATTAGCAGGATCCATTTTTCTAAGATCCGATATCTTCAAAACCATTCTCAACGATATCTCTCTAAGAGCTTCTTGGTTAGTGGTCATAAAGTTAATTATTTCTTGGTCACCATCTACACCAAACTTGTATTCTTCAAGCATACCATCTTTAACAATCTGGTTAATCCTAAGGAACTTATCTCTAATAGAGTTCATTGTAAGATCCAAGTAGTGACATCTTGACATAAGTGCCGCTAAGTGATCCTTAATCTTTTTAGAACGAACGTTTTCAAAGTCTACGTTAGTAATAAAGATACAACCACCTTTGAATTCAAATCTATCTGGGATACCTTCTCTACGAAGTGCTTGTGATTCTGACTTCCAAGTAATAGTTCTTTTCTTACCTGAGTCCAAAGTTGCTTTAAGCATGTTCAAACATACTTCATCAAACAACACACTATCACAGTCATCAAATACAAGTATGTTACCTGCTTCTGAATTGTTATATAGTGTTTGGAATAAACCAATTGGGGTAACTGAACCTTTTACAACTTCAGTTCTTGCAGGCTTGCCAGCAACCTCAGTAAGCATATCGTAATCTTCTAGTACAGTTTCTACACCATAAGATTTACCAACTCCTGGAGGACCACTAACAATCATACCACGTACTGTACCTTCTGCTACAGCATGTGTCATTCTATCAAGGATATCAAAACGTTCTCTGATACGCTCAATAGCTTCTTCGTCATTCTCTTCTTTCTTAGGCTTCAGGTCAATTTTTGGTTGCTCTGCATAAACGCTAGGAGTTACATATTCTAGATCCTGTGTTGGATCTTCTATAAGTACTCTAATACTAGCGAACAGGTCTCCCATTACTTCACTACCGTCTACAGTAATAAACGCACCTTTCTTACCTATGTTAAGTGGCTTAATAATCGGAAATACTGTATCAACGATATCGTTTTTACGGTAAGTACCAGCCTTAATCTTTACATAGTTTAGTTTATTTTTCTTCATGTTTGTCATATTAGTCATCCCCGACATTATGATTATTATTAATAAGCCCTTCTTATTAACTTATGTATATTATACTAAATTCTAGGACCAATGTCAACCTTTTACCGCTTTTATTGGCTTTTTCTTCCTTTCCTTTATTGTCTAATAAGTATATATTATACTACCTTTTAGGGGTGATGTCAACCTTTTACCACAAATAGTGGTAAATTATTCAGTGATATTTAAGTGCAAATATGCTTTCTGTACTGCTTTTGCTTGGTTGTATGCGTCAGCGAGTGCTGAGTGAAGGTCTTTTTGATTGCCCGAATCGTCTTTACGCAGATCCTTTGGAACCAGTTGTCCTAGTGTTCTACTATCAGCTTCTTGCCAAAAGAACCAATTTTTGTGTTGTTCAAAACTATTCTCAATTAGGTCTTCAAGGATACCATAATCAAACCTAGATCCTTGAGCCCATTTAAGTTCAGTGCCATTTAGCCATTTGTTAAGGTCTGCAATAAAGTCCGTTACTGAAACTCTGTCCTCATCTGAGAACGCTTCAGCCTGGATTGCTTTATCTTGCTTTCCCCACCAGTCAATAGTATTAGGATCAATAACTCTGCCTTTAGCAGTTTGTTCATCGATGTCTAATCTTACACTAAATGGGGTATGTGGCTCTTCTGCACTATACGGATTAAACTTAACTCCGCCAACAGTTAATACTACAGCATTAGGCTTAGTAGCCAATGTTTCAATATCAATCATTGCATGAGTTGTCATTTATTTAAAGTTTCCATATTGTTGTGAAAATGATTGCTCGGCTTCTTCAGCGGACAAATGTGTCTCATTATACGCACTACGTTCTTGTTGATTAAGAACACGCCACTTTTGGTAGTTTTGCAGGTAACTTAATTCCCTGTCATATTTAAACTCAAATCCCGATTCAGTCTGGATAGTTACTTTTTCATTACTCATATTATGCACCTAGTTTTGCTTTGTACTAACTATTATACTAAAAAGGGTACCTTATGTCAACCTTTTTTATACCCTTAATTTTTGGAAGTAATTTTCATATAAACGTTTTTCCCAACGATATGCTTCTCGCTCCCAGGGTTGATGACTGTAAGGAACTTTAGCACGATTTATTTCCTGCTGTTTCCACATGTTCATAGTAGGAGTAATCTCTCCCATTATAAACTGTTTTGCATGGATTAATTCGTGTGTTAAATTAGTTAGCATTTTTTCACGTGAGTAATTATGTTCGTTTGACGTTCTAGCTATTTCTATTTCAACTGTTGATCTATCGCCCCAACAATAGCCGCCAGCTTGTTCATCGCAAACGGTTAATATATTGACTGTAATATCTATTGGGCGTCTTAATTTTGTAGTGATAATATTCTCGAGTAATAATTCACTGACTCGTTCTATTAATTGTTTGTTTCTGATTTGTCCTATAACTTGGACGTGGATCATATCCTGGTTCCTACATCCAGCATCTTGCATTTCGCTAACCTATTGAAATATCTTCCATACCAGCAGTTCTTAACCGTGTAATATGTCCGATTTGCCATTGCTTTGTATCTAAGCCTTTCATAATGCCTAGGTACTTATTGCGTAAAAGACTGTATTGGTTGCAAAGGTGCTGTAAGTTAATTACACTTTCCTCACCATCAACAAACTTTTCAGCATCTCTACTAGTAAGTGTTCTGTTATAACTTTCAAAGTACTTGCGGAATACTTTAGAACGTTCTCTACGAAGTTCTATATTTAAGTGTTCGAGAATTGCTTCAATCTCTTGTAACTGATTAAAGCGATGCTCAGTAATACCAGGGAGGGAGGCACTCAATTTCTCGAGGCTCCCTTTAATGGTACATTCGTATTTTGCTTCTTGGAGTTCTTTCTCAAAATAGTCTATGGATCCTACAATTTTGCTTAGATCCTCGACAACTGAATTAAACCACCCTGCCATGTCTATTCTTCCCAGTCTGCGTCATCTTCATCTTCGTCTAGACCAAAATGCCCAATAATTGCATTTTTCATAGCCGAGTCAAACATGTTGATATTTGCTTGAATATCAGCAAGGTCGGCATTCTCATCAAAAATAGTAATGATTTGTTCTGCCGCCTGTAGCCTGTCTTTCTTGGTAATGTAATTTTTCATACCGTCCCAAATTTCTACTAGAAAATCTAAATCAGGATTCATTTGCCAACTCCTCTACAGTAGGTTCATCTACTAAAGTCTCATCGTCAACTAAATCACTAAAATCATCATGATAGTTTGCATCAGGTATTTGATTCCATTCATCCATTACTATTTGAAGTCTCTCTTCAGTCCACTGCTTTCTAAACTCTTTAATAACTTCGCCTGTAACAGGTGATGTATATTCTAGTTTATTACCAGTTTTTACAACGATTCCTTTTTGCTCAAGTAATTCTAAAATACCTGAGTAAGGATTCATGCCTGATTCATACGGAATTTTAATCTGTACACTTTCAAACGGTTTGCTGTAACGTGTTTTCACTACTTTACATGCCGCTCTAATACCTTGTACTGTCGATACTTTATTTCCGTCTTCGTCTTCTTTAAGTTTCAACTTCTTCATTGCTACTACAATACTTGAAGCATATACAAATCCTTGTCCACCTGATATCTTATCATCAGGGTCAAACATATCTTGCGATGCGTATGTATGGTTAGTTGCAACAAGTCCGATTGGATGTGGTGCTAGTTGGTTAACTGTATTTCTAACTAGGGCTGTTAATGCCTTAGGCTTTCTACCCATATCACCTTTCATGTCGCCTTTTTCAAACTGTGCAACATCGGTAGGTGTAAGCAACATTCCTAAACTATCCACTACGAATAGTAATTTAGGTTGCTCTGCATATGGTAGGTCACCATAGTTAGACTTATAGTCTTTTACAAAGTCACTAATTGTTTTTGCTACATCATCAATCATTGAGACGCCAATCTTCAATAATTTCTCAGGTGTTGTATCAACGCCTAATGCTTGTAGCCAATCTTCATCTAGTGCATTCTCACTATCAAATAATACTACTTGACAGCCTTGTTGTTGTGCATTACGCACTAAGTTACCTGAACAGATAAACGATTTACCTGAACCAGACTCTCCTGCAAATACACTTACTTTACCTAGAGGAACTCCCTTTTGGAAGTCCCCACTAATTAGGTAGTTAAGAGTGTAGTTACCAGTTGATATCCAATCCTGTGGATCATGAAAGCCAGCACTGATGCCAGCGATACTTTTCGTGATTCCTGTTCGGAACTTTGTTAAGTCAAATGGTTTCTGCATGTTGTACTCCTTAAGAACGGTTTCTAATCATGTTCAGAATGTCATCTGCACTAGGTTTTGCATCACTTTCTGCCGCAGGAGCCGCCGGAGCAACTGGTGCCACTGGTGCTGGTGCAGTTGCTACTACTGGTGCCGCTGTTGGCGTAACATCAAACGGAATGTCTGCTGTCGCTTCTGCAACTGGAGCCGCTACTGGAGCCGCTACCGGTGCCGCTGTTTGCACAGGTGCTGTAGTAGGTTGTGTTGCTGACTTAGGTGTTTCTACGCCATAAGGCTTGTAGAACATTGCCCAACGCTCTGGATCATACAACTCACCGTCAACCGATGCTTGGAACATTTCGCTAATTGCGTTAAGTTCGTCTTGTCCAGGTCTTTTAGGTAAAAAGTCTGAAAGTGTAAATAAGCCATTTGCGTCAATCGCCGCTAGTTCAGTTTCATCCAAGCCACGCTCTTTACGAGCCCATTTTGAAGTACTGTAATCAGCATACTGTCCTTTAGTTGTTTTAGTAACTCTAAAATCTGTTCCAGCAGTATAGTCAGTTGGAATGTTTTCCATATCTGGGTCCATTAGTGCTGATTTAATAATGTTAAAGATTTGTGGTGAGATTACAAAACGCCTTACTGGATTTTCAGGTGCTGTTTCGCTTAGTGGATTTTCAGTTACAAATCCGTTAAAGATGTAACTACGTTTTTTCCAATATTTACGACCTAGGTCTTCTAAAGATGCATCCTTAAACCAAGGACGTACTTCAGTTAATACTGGACAAGTGTCGCCGTACATTTCTGCACAAGGTACTTGTACTGTTACTGGTTTCATGTCTCCACCTTTTACTCCAGGGAAAGTAAGACGAATCATTTGTCTTTCTACCCAGAAAAAAGTGTTGTCAGGATCGCTATCAGGCAAAAACCTTAGTGTTGTACTAGTGTTCTCGTCGATATTCCAGTGGGGGTAAATGGCGTTGTCGCCGCCGTTTGATGAACTGTTTGGTTTGGAATTAGATTCCATAGAGGCCAGTTTAGCTCTAATTTCTTGTAAAGATGCCATGTTATTTCTCCATATGTGCCATGTGTGTCAGGACTTCTGTGTTTGTGTCCTAACTTGGGTTATTATAATATATCTTTGCCATGTTGTCAACCTTTTTCTATCACGTGATAGCAATCGTTGTCTTTATTGTAATAGTATTTATGCCTTACGGCACTTTAAACCGTCTTTTTATTGAGCAAAAGGCTTATCAGTACTAGTAAACGTGTCTAGGAAGGATTCATACTTACCTAAATCGTCTGTACTTTCTGCCATAACTGGTGCTGAATTCTGTGCTGAAAGCAATGATGCCTTAACCGCTCTGTATTCAAACTGAGACATATTGCCTCCTCCAGATAACTTGCTACCTATACCATTTAAGTATCCGCCTAACTTCTCGCTAGTTGCAGATTGCCCTAGTTGTGATACTCTATATCCTAATTGTGCATTAGGTGTATCAAACTGCATTACATCACTTTCTTGCATAAGTGTTTTAGCATTCTTAAATGCTTCAGTTTGGATAGTATCCATTATGTAACTTTCAAAAGCGGACTGCTTATTAACTAATCTACTTAATGTATTATGTGCATTTCCTACTTTTTCGTCAAAATGTGTTTCAGTGAAGTGATCTTCTAAGTTTACTTCATTAACTATTTCAACGTTATTAAATTCTGCTAAACTTTCAACAGCATTTGCATAAGTTTTTACACCGCTAAGTTTCTTAAATGTAGTTCTAATGTTTTCAATATGTTCTTTAGCAAGTGAGACATACTCGCCATTGGTCTCATTAACCAACCCTTTCTTAGTAACATACCCAACAAACTCTTTGATAGAACCAAAGTCTTTACACATTCCAATAATGCTTTCAGCGACTGTGTCGTGCATTGTGCCACCATTGTGTATGTGCCTAGCCATTGCTCTTGCACCATGTAAGTTTTTACTTGGGAACAAATGACGTTCTTCGTTCGCTTGAATAAAAATCTTATTAATGTTTCTGCTTCTCGAACCACGTACTTCTTCATTAACGTCTTTACTGTGCTTAACAATAATCTTAACGTTGTCTAGTGGTTGATAACTAGTTTTTACTGAACCGCTTACCGGTCCTAAATTTGCTTCTGTTACTGATTCCATACCTGTCTCTTTAGATGCTTTTGCAACACTTATTGCATCGCTTATTGGTTTAAGTGTTTTCCCAAATACTCTGAAGTCTAAGTTCATCAAGTAACTTTGGGATAACTGTTTGAGTTGCTGTCGTAAAATGTCAGTTTCTTCTGTATTTGCACTAACACTAAACTTAATTTCTTCTTGAGGTACATTAAGTGTAACTAGTAAGTCTGGATCTTCAACGTAAAAACGTACTGCATCTGCAGGATCGCCTACTGTAACGCCTTCTTTATCGTAAGTGTCAACAGCAAAACCATATCCTTTTAATAAGTTGAATACTTTGTCTGCTACTGTTTTAACTGAAATCGCCATTTAATATATCTCCTACTTGTATTTATCTTTTATGTCGTTTAAGTATTCATAATCGTTTTTATACATTTCTTTAATCATGTCTCTTACGCCCGGGTCAACGGTTTCATCTGTAACTATAACATTCTTTTTTTGCTCTGCATAATCTAATCCTCCCATAGCATAACGTGTTGTGTGGTCCCATTCACACTCTATGCCTAATTTACGATTAAAGTACGCTGAATCGCCTATTTTGTTAAAGTCTAGTAGTACTAAGTTAACACCTGTGTCTTGCCAACTTGGTATTATATCGCTATATTTGTTCTGTGCATACATTAATTTATCAGCTGTCTCTATTTTTCTAGTTGCATGTTGCTGTACTTTACGTTTAAGTATGTCAACACCTTGTGGCGTATTAAATAATTTTGCTTCTCTATCAAACACTTCGCCCATTGTAGTTCTAACATGTGTCCACCAACTAGTATGGTTAATCATACTAATCCATGTTTCGTATGGGTCTCTAATCCACAAGTAAACAGTTAAGTCAAAACGCTTGTTTAATTCATTGATAGGCAATACACTTCGCTGAGGTTGGTACCATCCTAATGAAAAGTCCATCCAAGGTTTTTCAGATTGTTCTATAGTAGTGTAGTATTCATTTAATGTTTTTTCAAAAGGCTTGCCTTTATATCGTAATGGAAAATCGGGGAATGGCTTTTCACACCATATGTATGTTTCTTTTAAATCGTATGAATTATGCGTTTTTTTTAAGTTTTCCCAAAGCCATGTAGTGCCTGTTCGAGCTGGCCCGACACACAACAATAATTCTTTAGACATTACAAGAATCCAATTGGCATAGGCTCATCATATTCATCATATGGGCCGGAATCTCTATCTGATTTTTCTATTCCTATTGTAGAATTTACTACAGTGAAAACATCATCTTCAAATGTAGCAATATATGAAACCATTCTACAAGCGACAACCATAGCCATAACCAAATCATCACTCTCACCTGGTTGTCCAGCAAAGCTATTGCCTCTTGCTACAAATGTTTTTAGCTCTCCAATTAATGCTTTACTACATATACCTAACTTATCTTGTTCTATGTATCGTTTAATTTGGATACAGCCTTCAATTTTTGTTTTACTGCTAGTGTGGAATCCTTTACGTCCTTTACGCCCTTGTACTTTAACAGGATCATGTAAGAACGTTCCAGGGAAAGCTTCTTCACCGGTATCTCTAATTACAACTAGTGCCGCTTCACCAATACTATTGTTTTCAACAGACCAGTAAATTTCTTTAGCACCATAGTTTTGTATTTCTTCTAGAATTTCCATCATAGTCCTAACTTGCCCCTCAATAGGAGTTTTGTTATGACACCATTCTGCAACTTGATTCATGCTAGGTAGTTCTATTACTTGTAGTGCGGCATTGTCGCCTCCGGTACCTGCACTTGGGTCTAAACTCACTACATACATCTTATCTGCACTGGGCCTCTTATACCAACGTACTTGTCCCATCTTGTACAGGGCGTCTGTGGCATGCATAGTGGCAAGTTTTAAAGGGTCAATGAGTGTTTCATTGTAAATAATAAATTCACATTCATGTTCTCGTCTAAATCTCTCTTCACCAATTCTACTGCGTTCTTCATCTGCCCACTCTGCCGTTCTATCTGGATGTTGATCCCACTTTGCCATGTAACCTTTAAAGCCGTTAACCCCGGTGACACTTGGATTACCGTATTCGTCGACAGTTTTAGTTGCTTGATTCCAAATACTAGCGAAAGTGTCTTCATCACTGTTAGGTGTTGAGGTCATAATACACTTACCGCCCGTACTTAATGTGGGAGACAATGCTGTCCAAAATTCTGCGGCTATTCTAGGTGGAACAAATGCAAACTCATCTAAGTAAACTAGTGTTAACGACATACCACGACCAGTATTCTCGGTAGTTGTACTACTTACTATACGTGATCCATTGTCAAATGTTAAACTAGTCTTGTTATATTCTGAAACTCCGGCTCTAATATGATCTGGAATACCTTCGTATGCATATCTAATACGTTGCATAATTTCTTGTGAGCCTGCCGCTTTGTGGGCCGCTACAAGTATCGTGCTATCTGGCTTAAACATAGCAAACCATAATAAGTATGCCGCCGCTACAGTAGTTTTACCCATCTGTCTGCCCAGCATGTTAATACTATATCTAAATTTGTTGTAGTTTGCTATTAAATCTTTCTGGTAATCAAACGGAACAAAGTCAATTCCGCCCTTAGTAGGATGCTGAATCTTAACAAATTTTTCCATGAAGTATAATGCCCCGTCAACCGGGTCACAACACAATTGAAACTCTCTGAGCATCTCTTGGTCATACTGTAGTTTTTGATATGCTGGTTTAACCAGCTCGGTGTTTACTGTTCCTTTAGGCATAGTAAGTATTTATGTGAGTTTTGAGGGATTGTTTACTAGGAACGGCTGTTTTTAAGATAATCTCTAAGTTTATCTCTAATAACACTAGTTAATACTGCTTTGTCGGTGGACATATTAGCATCAACGTTTGTATGTGGGAAGTTCATAGTTGGGTGACTACCGTCATCAGCGTCTACTTCAACTTCTGCTTCTGGTTGTTCTGGTTGTTCTGGGTTTATACCTTGCGGAAGTGTTATTCCTGCAAGTTTTAATACTTTTGCTAGTTCTTGCATATCGTCAGCACTTGCTTCTATGCTTACTGAACCTTTATCAGTGTTCTTTTCTTGTCTAAATGTAACTGAACCACCAGTTTGTTCTGTATCTGGAGCAAGTTCAAGTTCTGGCTCCATTCCACATGGCGCTTCACTTGTTTCTGGTTCTATTTCAATTGCTTCATCTGTTTCAACTTCAGCTGATGCCATTTCTTTACATTCACTACATCTGCCGGTGCCGTCGACAACGCCAATAATAGGAGCGCCACAACAATTGCTTACCATGCCTTCTTCGTACTCATCACCAGGTGAATAAGATTCCTGTGCTGGAGCTTCTTCTACTTCTTCTGTTTCTGCAAACAGTTCCATTAATCTTTTGTTTAGGTCGTGGTCATTTATCATTTTAGTTTCTTCTTGAGCTTTGTGATATAACGTCTGCCATCTTAGATTCAGGTGCTAGTCCGCCATGTGCTAATCCAGTTATGGAATCGTGCATTGCTCTTAAGTTGTCGCCCATTAGTTCATCTTTTGTGGGGTAATTCTTAAAGTAATCTGCACCTTTCTCTGCTTTAATTCTTTCTAGCTCTGCTAAGAACTTACTGTTATACTCTTCACCAAATACTGCTAAGTCTAAATCTTCGTTCTGTGCAGTGTAATGGTCTTGTTCTTCAGTTGAATCAACTTCGTCTAATTGTGCTTCTGGTGTCTCAACACTTCTGTCTAGGTCATCAGCAAGTCTTTGCTCTGCCTGTTCTGATTCTACTTTTCTTGGATCGTTAACACCGTAACATAATACATGGTCGTGATCCATATTCATTTCAACACAAATTAATACCTCTAGTATTCTTTGGTTGACTGGGTATTTAAGTACAACATCTGTACTACATACTTCTGATGTAACATTTACACCTTTTAGTCTTTGAAATTCCATTGGATTTTCTTGAATTGGTAATCTTTTCCAAGGAGTAGCACTAACTAAGTTATACTTTGCAAGGACACCTTCCAGTTTAGATAAGTCATCTGGGCTACAATCTCTCGCTAACTTAATTCTATAGCCGTACTCTTTGCTAAAAGATTCGTTAATTAGTTCTTTTAAGTTTTTCATTTATTATAAACTCCTGTTACACTTATTTATCATATTTATCAATTTTTTATAAATATAAGCATGACCATTAAAGTTAAAGAACCTCAAAATCCTGAAGAAGGCGAATATTCATTGGCAAACGATGGTACTGTGGTAGTTTTTAAAAATGGCGAGTGGACTATTCCTAGTCAATAACGTCATCTGCTTTAGTATTAATTATTTTTAATAGTTCGTTACGATCCATTACAGCAGTAGCCGGTGACCCATCATCATAATTACCAGCATTACTATCAAGTCTTGCTTTCTTAATCATCATATCGATTTGTTTTAGTTTTGAATTAACTTTGCTGTCTTTTGCTTCTAAGGCAGTCTTTAACATTTTTGCGGCACTATCAAATATACTGCCAGCTTCCCTATCTCCAACATTCATACCCAAGTTCATTAACTGCGTGTAACTGTCAACTGCCTGTTGAGCAATACTATCCATTTCTAAATCATGCTCCTCAAGACCCTTTACATTTTGTAAAGCATTATCAATTTTTTCTGCTGTAGTTAATGCTGTTTGAATATCTTCCACATCAATAGTTTCAAATTCTGTTATTTGCTGGTCATTTATCTCTTTTTGAGGTTGAGACTCTGGTATACTTTTATAATTGTCGTCTATGGGTGGTAAGTTAAATTCTTCTTCTAATTTCTTTGTCATAACACTATTTACCTGCTGTGTTATTTTCTACGCTGGCGTTTTGGAGTAGTTCGTTTCTTAGGATTATTTCTAAATATCTGATCTTCTGTTATTACTTTAAATCGTATACCCTTTGCTTCTGACCATTGCTGTGCGGCTGTCCACTTGGCGGCATTTATTATAGTCGCCATTTTATCGCCTCTGCCTTTAGCATTTTCTATCACTGTTTGGCTCTTAGGCTTGATTTCTATAAGTTCTACTAATGTTTTTCCGTTCTTGTCTTGGTACTGCACCATAAAGTCAGGTACATAGTTTGTTATCTTTCCTGTTAAAGGATGCCTGTAAGGAATTTTTACATTCTCACTAGCCCATTTTAATATGTTAGGATGTCCATCACAAAATCTCATAAAAGCAGTTTCCCAACTACTTCGTGCAAAAGGCTTTTTAGGTCCTATATATTTTTCTGGATTCTGGGGTGTGTATAGCCCTTGGGAATAACGAGATGTCATTGTTAAGGCCTGATTACGTTTGCTAGTTTACTCTGTCTGTTTGATTTAGAAACTGTTAAACCAATAAGATTGCCTTTTGGTCTAATTTTATTTATGGCTTTGTATGTAGATTCTGCTAACTTAATAGAAGATTCATTTATTTCAAAGTACTCCATTGGATGTACACCTTGCTGTTTAGCAATTTGTATTAGTGCAACTGCAAGTGTTTTACCTGTTGCTTCGTTAAAGCCAATGCTAGTAAGTCTGTTATACACTAAGTCGATTTCATCGCCATTCATTCCAGGGGTTTGTTGTCCTAACATCGTTGTTAGTATTTCCACACTTGCTTCTGGTATTGGAAATGCTATAGTAGAGTTTTCTAAAAACTTAACAAGTTTATCTTTACGAACTTCGTAATTTACTTCGTTACCAAATGTTTCATATAAACTAGTCGACATTATCCTGCGCCGCCAGTGCCAGCTGTAGTATTGTTTGCATCGTCACCGGATGCAAACGAATCTAAAAATGTTACTTGTTCTCTTCTAGTTGCTCCATTTAAAAACTCAGCTTTTCGTTCTTGTAAATCTAATGGATACACATAGTTATTACCAACTGAAGGTAATGATTGAGCATTCCCATCTCTTACTGCTTGCCATTCGTTCTTATTAAAATCTGAAAATCTCTTTAAATCGTCTTGATCTATAAATGCATTTACATTAGGATCTATAGTGAAATTTTCATATTCAATATTTAAATTAATCTGGTTAGCAGATGATTCGCTATAATCTATCCCGTCGATTTCAAATGATGTTATTATAGGATTAAATAATGTGTACTTAATTGCTCGTTGTCCATGATACTGTACAATGTCAATACTAGTAATAAAGTTACGTTCGTCTGCTGGCTGTAAATTTAAACCTGCGGTGTTACTGTTAAATGGTCTATTAAAACTACCCGATGTTCCTGCTGTGCTACCTGAGGCAACTGATTCCGGAACAATATCATTCTTGATAGGTGTTTTTGTATCATTGTTATACATATTAGTAGGGTTAGTGAATAAATGTGCATACATTCTCATTAACATAGTAACCCACATACTATCTACTGTGTCAAAAACGGCAACCTGTACAGGCTTGAAGTCAACAGCTGAAACTGTTATACGTTTTCTATTATATTGGTTTTGTACTGCTGTGGCAAATTCTGCTGTAGGCATAGTAGCCGTTCTTACTAAACTACTTAATTTATTTGTAAAATCTGAAGTCTGGGTTATACCAGTTTTATTATATAATGCATCGTTAAAAACAAAGTTAACATAGCCATTAAACTTTTGTCTCACTGGAGTGTTCGACGGTTTAAATTGGTCAGCTTCTTGTGGTGCTTTTAAAAAGTATTGTGATGGTCTCGAGTCATCTTGGTCATAACCTTTGAATCCTGCATACCCATTAAACATTTGGCTCATGCCGAGAGAGTCGCGGGCAATATCGGTAACTCTGTTACCGAGAGTGTCTTTTATGAAATCATTAATTGTTGGCATGAAATCCTCTTTTGAGTCTAGTATTTAAATAATGTGTGAGGCTAGTTGCCTAACCTCACAAAATTAAATATTTTAAATACCAGTTGTAGCGTTGGTATATGTAGTCGAGTCGCTACTTAGTCCGCCAATACCCTGACTGTTATCAGTAATAGTATTTGCTGAACCATCTTGATGAATTGCATTATCAAATCTGATTGTCATAGTAATCTGTACTGGCTCATTAGTTGAGTAGTCTGAATCACTGTAATCTGTTTGAGTAATAAAGCATCCTTCTAGTGACCAAGATTCTGTTTCGTCAGCTGACTGACCGTCTAGCACTTGGATTTCCATATCAAATTTATAATCTGCACCGGAAACCGCCGCCGCTTGATTAAAGTGATTTAACTGTCTGTTGTTTTGCTCGCCGACTGCCTTAGCTACTGTATTTCTAATGTCATCTCTAATTACAAGAGTAATAGGTTCCCAAGCATGTTTGCCTTGAACATATACTTTTGAATTGTAACTATCGATCATTACTTCCTCATACGCAACTTTAGGTCTAGTAACGTTTTGCACATTTTGTGTAATGGATAATGTATCTGCGCCATTACCAAATCCTGCACGGAACATCACCCTAAATCTAAACTTGAGTTTAGGCATCAAAATGCCGGTGCCGGTTGATCCAGTTGTTGGTACACCAAATTTATCTAGTGTTTTGTTTTGTATTGCCATTTGTTTATTCTCCTAAACCATATATCCTAAATATAATTAATAGGATTATTGTTAATACTTATTTATCATATTCGTTCCAAAAATATTAAACAGTAGTTTAATATGCCCAAAAAGAAAGGGCAATTAAGCCCTTTCTTTAGTATTTCTAATGTCTTACGCTGTAGATCCCAAAGTGTTCTGGATTCTAATCGGAATGTAAATAAACTCAACTGCTTTCATTGGCTGTACTGCAATGTCAATGTAAAGTTCGTTTCTGTCTATTCTAGCCGCTGTATTGTTTGAGCTATCACAAACTGTGATAAAGTCAACTAAACCACGCTGTGTGATTAACTGTGATAATAGTCTATCAACAGTATTTTTAGCATTTGCTCTTACAACTGAATCATTCGGTTCAAACAAGAAAGGTTTAACGATATCATCAAGTCTTTCTCTGATGTAAACCATAAGTCTAGCAACGTTAACTCTATCTAATGCACTAGCACTTGGGTTCAGAGTTTTCTGACCAAATACTGCAAGTCCTCTTCCTGGGAAAGAAGCAATAGGGTTAATTTTGTTTTGATATAAAGTATCTCTTTGTCCTTCATTAAGTGTTACACTAACATACTCGCCTGAAGTAGGATCTACATAACCAACGCTAGTTGCGTTATTTACTAGTCCTCTTTGGAAGCCAGCTGGTGCAAACCAAGGATAAGAAACGTTATCGTTATATGCAATAGTTCTTAAAGCAACATGACTTGAAGGAACAACTACGTTAGTTCCGTCTAGATTAGTTGTTAATGCACTAGGGTAGTAAATAGCCGCGTAAGGTGAACTTGAAACAAGTCCGTCTTCGCCGTTTTCACTTGCCTTACCAACGTTGGTTGCCCAGTTAGTAGTACTAGTTGCGTCTGCTTTAAGTCTGAAAGGACTATCACCAATTACAAAGGCAGTATTTCTTCTGTCTGTGCTTAGTGTAATCATCTCGTCTAGCATTTCAGGATAACCTGGAGCCGCTATAATATTAAACGCATTAACTTCTGATCTAATATCATCATTAGATGCTATTGCGCCTTGCATTTTAGTTTTAACTAAGTTATGTACTGCTTTTCTTAGTCCTAACATGTTACCGTCTGCTTTGTTTCCAGAAGCATCAACCCAAACATTACCAATGTTTGTTGAAGCAGGTGTGTAATTGAGTTTGTACTCTTTTACGTTACCAGCTGAAGCTCTTTTGTTCCAAGCTAAAATTCCGCTTGGGTATTTGCTAGCCGCCGGAGCGTCTGCATCTAAAGAACCTGCTGTTGACTGTCTGAAGTCACCAAATATAACACCATCTGCTGTTACTTGATCTGATCCATCTATTGCCACCCAAGCTGTTCCTGACCATTTGTTCAGGGAAGGGAAGTTTTCAGTATCATCTGAATCTAACCATACATCACCAGCCACTAGTGCTGTTGCGTCTGATTGCAATGTTGGAGCAGTTGCTTTAGCTTGGAAGTCTTTTGTTAAAGTTACCCAAGTTGAGCCGTTATGCTCTAACATGTCAATTGAAGTGTTAGAAACTGTAGCATTGTACCAATATGTACCGTCTGCTAATGTACCAGTTAATGTAGTTTTACTTGCTTGATAACTTAGTACCGCAAAGTTTGAGTATTTAGCACTTACAGTAACAGCCGCTGATCCAAATCCTACTGAACTTGGTCCAAAGTCTGAATGGTTACTATTTAATACAATGTCTCTACCTGTGCTTGAAGTTAGTACAACTGTATTAGCAACTGTACCTGAACTTGCTATTACCTCAGATACACTTGCCGCCGCCAATGCCGCGTTGATGTCAAAAATAGCATCATCGGCTGTTGAAGTTGCAGGAGTTCCTGAAATAGTACCAGCTAATGTTACAACAACAGTTGTGCCGTTGTAAACAATATCAAAGCTAGAGTTACCTGAAACGTCTAAAGCCGCTATGGCTGTTGAGGTTGCAGTAACAGTTTTAGTTCCGTTATGTCTTTTTAATTCAACTTCTGCTTCAGTTCCGCCTGTAATACCTATAAGACTTCCAACAGCAACGTTAGCCATACCAATATCGGTATATGCCGCGTCTGTTGAAGCGTACAATGGAGCACTTACTGTACTGAAAGTTTTAGTTGATGTGCTGTAGCTCTTAACACTTAAACTTGCACCAGTGTTTGGTGTAGTAGTTTGAATGAAAACATCGCCAGTAGAAAGAGATGTAACTCCGTCTGACTGTAATGTAGGCACAGCTAAATGACTCTTAAATTGGAAGTCACTAGATGTACTAGAAACCCAACTTGCAGTACCAACTTGGTACCAGTCATTACTGTATTTTTCGTAATATTTTACGTCTGTTGCTGTTCCGCCAGCGGCTGTATTAGCTACAACGGCATAATCGCCATTTAAGCCATATGACCTTTTAGGTCCTGCTGTTCCGGAATCTATTTGTGTTGAATCTACAACTGATACTGATTTCTTAACCCATGCTGTACCTGACCATTCTCTAAGTCCTAATAAAGAACTTGTAGTGTCAAGCCAGTAAGTACCGTCTGCGATTGCGCCAGTTGGTGCCTTGCTGTCTGCTTTAAGGTCGCCTAAGTCAATGTCAGCTCTTAAAACGTATGCTCTGTTGGCAAGTCCTAAGAAACTGTGTGCGGCTAATAATCCGTATTCGTTGAGATCATATCCGTTTAGTGCAACTGAACCACTTGTATGAAACAATGGGTTACCATATGTTTGTAGCAATTCTCGTTGACTAGTAATAAGTTTTAATTTTCCAGCTCCTAACTTAGTAGTATTTGACGCAGTACTTAAACCGTCAGGAGTTTTTTTGTCCTGTGCAGTCGCTATAATTATTAACGGTACTGATCCTGTTCCTGCCGCGGCATAGAACGATTCGTCTGATACACTAATGGAAACACCTGGTGATACTAATGTAGCCATATTATATTCTCCTTTGGTATATGAATCTAATTATACGAATATTTATCAAAAAAGCGTAGAAAAGGTATTATTACGGAGTGGGGTGCAAGGAATCTGGAAGGTTTTGATAAATACGATTTATTTTTTTAAATCGTTTTCTGTGATTAGTTCGTGCAAGGAATCTACACCTGTTTGTAACGCATCTAACGTATCGTTGTTTGTAAGCACATGGTCAAAGTCATACCCTATCCAATTCCATTCGCTGAGGTGTACCTGTTTAAATTTTGTGTTCATTGTGTGCTGAGATGGTACATGCCCATTGTTGGCTTTGGTTGCCGTTTCATACCACTCGGGTTTGTCACCACGTTCAACATTAATTACAACTCCGCCTAGACGTTTAATTAAATCTAGCTCGTTTGTAAATCTAGTATCACTAATAACAACACATGGGTGGTCTATTTCTGCTCTACGCATTCTGTACTCTAAACTATCGATCCATATATCTTTATGGAAATGAGTACGAAGTACTTCTGTTCCCATTAATTGTAATGCTAATCTAGGAGTAAAATTATCTATGCCTAGTTTTCGAGTCCAAAACATATCAGCTGTTTCCCTGAAGTCTCTACTATCGGTTGTGTCTCCTTCTAGGTCTGATCTTTTCCATCCGAATATAGACGCACACACATCTTTAAGTGGTGCCGCAAAACTATCCTGTAAACAACCTCTGTTAACAAAACAACTTGCAACAGTATCTTTACCAGATCCTATTAGTCCTGTTATTCCGATTATCATTTTATAAACTCGTTATTCATAATTAATTTTTTAATATCGAAGTAAGAATAATCTGGATCAAAACTTATTGACCCCATATTCCTATCTTCCTCTACTTGGGTGTTATCTATCCTATGCCACTGACTAGTTCTTATTAATGTAGGTACTGGCATTCCGTAATATTCATCTACTTTAGTAAGTAATTCATCATGTTTATCATATACCATATTGTGTCCTGATTTTATTCTTACACCTTCTCCACTGTCATGTGTAGTATATAGTATATCCGTCATGCCAGGTATTATAGTATCTGGCATTGTGGCAGAACGTAATTTTATATGGCTTTCTACCATTGCTTGTGGTGGATTCTTTCCTACACTACTCATTACATTGCTGTATCCGTCTATTAACAACTCATTCACTCTGTTACTGCCTTGGGCCCATTCGATTTTACTGTTAGATAGGTCTGCATTATCAACTGGATAATTAAGTGCAACTGATCTTCTTGTTAATCTAACCACTTTTCTATATTGCTCTGTTGCATGTTCTGTATATTCCATTCCTTCGTTATGCCACTGGTATTGTCCGTGTGCTGGTGTATGTAAAATTATAACGTCATGTATAGGTATTGTCAACTTTTTTTGGAAATCGTTTCTAAACTTATTTATTACACCTGTTTTCCACAAATATATGTAACCTAGATTAGTCTTATTTATGTATAAGTCATTATGCCCATTTCGATTAAACTCGTCGATGTCTCCGGTAAAACGTTCTATGCTACGAACAAAGCAATCTTTAGCAAATTGAAATATAGGCGTTAGTTCCGAAGATACTAATTGGTAATGATTATCACTCATTTTATAAACTCGTTGTTCATAATCAGTTTCTTAATATCATCGTATGAATATGCTGGATCAAAACTTATTGATCCCATGTTTCTGTCTTCTTGGGTATCAATATTAATAATGCTATGCCATTGGTTGGTTCTTATTAATGTAGGCACAGGCATTCCATAATACTCGTCTACTTTAGTAAGTAATTCATCATGTTTATCGTATACCATATTGTGTCCGGGCATAATTCTTACACCTTCTCCACCGTCATGTGTAATACTTACTAAATCAGCAATTTCTTCAGGGCCGATATAATTAGCTGTACCGGGAATGTTTGTTCCGGCATGGCTCTCATTAAATGCTAGGTATCCTGCATGATGACTATTATCTGCCAGTGCATGTAATTTTACATGAGCGTCTGTTTGTGCATTATTTTCTGAAATCTTCCCGTGACCATGCATTATATCACTGTATCCGTCTATTAATAATTCTGTGAGTTTGTTACTAGGTGTTGCCCATTCAATTTTACTTTTAGACAGGTCTGCATTATCAACTGGGTAATTAAGTCCAACTGATCTTCTGAGATGTCTAATGACTCTGCCGAAGTTCTTCGGGGCATGTTCGGTGTATTCCATTCCTTCAAAATGCCACGGATATTGTTCATGTGCTGGCGTACTTAAAATTGCAATATCGTGTACTGGGACTGTCAACTTGTGTTCAAGATCTCTAATCATCTTGTTTATTACACCAGTTTTCCACACATACATGTAACCAACACTGGCGGTGTTGTTATATAAATCTCTTTTAGCTATAAACAGATCATTGTGCCCATTTCGATTAAACTCGTCGATGTCTCCGGTAAAACGTTCTATGCTACGAACAAAGCAATCTTTAGCAAATTGAAATATAGGCGTTAGTTCCGGGCTATGCAGTTGTAAGTAGCTATCACTCATTTTATAAACTCGTTGTTCATAATTAACTTCTTAATATCGAAGTAAGAATATGCTGGATCAAAACTTATTGATCCCATGTTTCTGTCTTCCTCTACTTGGGTGTTATCTATCATGTGCCATTGGTTGGTTCTTATTAGTGTAGGTACTGGCATTCCGTAATATTCATCTACTTTAGTAAGTAATTCATCATGTTTATCATATACGATGCTGTGACCTGATTTAATTTTTACTCCTTCACCACTATCGTACGATATGTATAACATTTCAGCCATGTCAGCCACCTCAGAATCTGGCATTGTGGCAGAACGTAATCTTATGTGGCTTTCTATCGTCGCCTGTGGTACACGACTTTCTACCATTGATTGTAGAGGATTTAATTCTTTATTTGCTATTTTACTGTATCCGTCTATTAATAATTCTGTAACTTTGTCACTGCCTTGGGCCCATTGAAGTCTGCTCTTAGTTAAATCTGCATTATCGATTGGGTAGTTAATTGCAACTGATCTTCTTGTTTCTCGGACAGCTTTTCTATATTGCTCTGTTGTATGTTCTGTATGTTCCATTCCTTCGTTATGCCACGGATATTGTCCGTGTGCTGGTGTATTTAAAATAATGAATTCGTCTACCGGGATTGTCACCTTCTGTTGAATGTCTTTAATCATCTTATTTACTACGCCAGTTTTCCACAAATATATGTAGCCCATAGTATGTTCGGTTATAAAGAAATCGTTATTTCCATTTCGATTGAATGCAGTTACATCACCGGTGAAACGCTCCATACTGCGAAGAAAACATTCTTTGGCAAATGTAAAAATTTGATCTAATTCTGTAGAAGGTAATTGAATGTGGTGGTCGCTCATGGAGTCCTCCTGTATGGTGTGCGGCTGTGGCTTAGCCCATTACAAAACCTAGAGGAGAATTTCCTTCTTCCATATTATGGATGCCGGCTACTAATTGCTCTAGTTCTGAAAGTGCTTCGTTTTTAAGAGCATCACCGTTCAACTGTATTGCTCCGCCTGGGCCTGGTAGTCCGCCTGTAAACTTACTTCTAGCTTCACCTAACATTAGTTTAGATTGTGCTAGTGCATAGTTGCTTAACCAATCACTTGCATATACATCTTTGATTAGCACACTTTCAGGTATAAAATTATTTACACCTACTGCAATATCTTCTGCATGGTTAACATTTCGTAATATAGTAAGTTGCTTACTATTTCTATTAAAGGTAAAGTTATATTCGCTACCAAAGATTCGTCCAATTGTTTCTTTATACTGTGCAAAGGCATCAAACACTGCTAGTCCGCCTATTTGTCCTGCTTGTAGCATGTACATGTTATTAAACGCAACATCAAACGGATCAAAGTTTGTTCCGCCTCCGCTGTTTGTACCTATACCACGTCTGTATAATCGTTTGACGTCAATTACTTCATCTGGAAGAGTGTATTCTACTACACCTGCTGTAGTTTGTATAAAAATAACTGCTTCTTCTACACTACCACTGCTCAGTTGACGATATTTTTGAAGTGCTTTATTAATTGCTATGTCGTAATGGGCTCTGTCTAATTCAACGTCCACCATGCCGTCAGCAAGTCTTAAAGATATCTCTTCAATAATTTCTTGTCTGTCGTTGTAACCTATTTGATCGATTCTAGTTGCCATACAACTATTTATCACTTTTTACTATTAAAAGGCTTTAAGAATGATTGTAGTATCGTTTAGGCGTCCGGTTAGTGATGTTTCCACTGCTTTAATTTCCTCAAAGAACTTTTGACATTTAGTCTTCGCACTCGATTTAAATATAGGCATTTGGTCTGCTGGTTTGCGTAATGTTTTTTGTACGCTAGTCTTTACATCAAAGTCAATGATCGTAGTACCTTTAACTTTTAAGCCAGCGCCTTCTCTTTTCATATTTTTAGGATCCGGATGACTTGCTTTGTATACTCCTATCTTTCTAGACTTAGTATTATATACCCAAACTTCATTAGCATACACTACTTCTTCTGCAGATATACTTGCAATTCCTAATGTGCTTTCGTTTACCTGAAACTTTAGTTTAGTAACCATTTTTTCTTTGCTTACTGAACGTTTCTTTCTAGGCTTGCGAGTTGTTTTGCCTGTTTCGATTAATGTATCACATGCTGTTTGAATCTTTTGAAACCATTTGAGGTATTCTTTACGAAACTTAGGTGTCATAAATGAATAGCCTTCTTTAATTTGTTCACAATCCCAAGCAATGATTTCATGTGCTTCAGCTATTTGGGGCTCAACACTATCTCTAATAATTTTTGCATGAGCTGGCTTAACTACTCCTCCAGCATACACTAGCATATCTTGATAAGGGTCAAAGTCTGGTAGTGTTTGGGTACCGGCTATAAAGTCATCTAATTTACCTTCCCAATCACCTTGCAAGTTTTCTACTTGCTCTCTCATTCGTTGTTGTATAGAAATAACAGGCTTTAGCTTTGCTTCAGCAGTTGCTTCTTTTTTCTCTTCAATAATCTTGTTGCCGGCTTCTATCCAATCAACTCGTCTCGTATTAATATGCACTAACACGGCTTCTGGCATAAACCCTATCTTATGGGCAATATAAAAGTTAGTTGCAGAAGCTCCAAATACCCAATCTGGGTTTTTAAGGATTGCTTTAATATCTGCCTCGGCCCAATCGGATTGTTCTTTAATCCAAAGTCGAGTTAGCTCTACTTTTTTCTTGTCTGCGATTTCAGTCCTAGCAAAATACTCGCAGTCTCTAAAACATTTTAATTGTTCTTCGGGACTGACTGTGCCAGCATATTTCTTCCAATCGGGTTCAGGTGTAAAGTATACGTTTTTTGCTTTTCTCTTTGCCAAAATTATTTACTCTCTGTTAATACTGCTTCTGGATTTTCCAACACTTGCTTAATAGCTGTCGGTAACAGTTCATAGTTATGTATAGTAGATTTGTCTTTTAGAATATTGTGAGTTTTTAGTGTAATTGCAAGTCCGGCAATTCCTATGAATTGACCTTCTTTAAATCCTGCTTTATAACTAAAATATGAATTTGCTACAATAAACAACCCAATTATAATCATCATTTCTGTTGACATTTTTATCTCCTTCTTAATTGGTAGTTAGTATAGCACCACAAAAAAGGAATGTCAATAGGTTATTTTGACGTCATTTACTAAAGTTGCTTGGCTGTGAGCCCAATCGTGGCACTTGCACACACTTTATCGTTTTTCCAGACCTCACAAGAGTAGAAAATATGATCTCTTCTACGTTTAATAAGTTTGGCAGTAAGTGTTAATTGGTCTCCGGGGAATACTGGAGTTCTAAATTTTGCTCTATCTACACTGGTAACAAAAGTAACATATCCACTATGTCCAACTTCGCTAATTTTGTCTTTTGCTAAATGTAATGCATGTAATCCGGCACATTGGTTCATGCCTTCAATGAGATATACCCCGGGCCATATTTTAATGTGGGGGAAGTGTCCTTCTAGAACCGGATGGTCTGCTTGGATAGTATATGTTGCAACAATATTCTCGTCATCTAGTACATCATGCGAGTCTATTAATGCTATTGGGTGTCTATGTGGTAGTTCCATACCAGTATTTAACTATTTCCTAGAGTAGTGAGTGTGATTTTCCGTAAATAATTTGTAAAAGTAGTCGTTTACTTTGCAATACTCTTTATAATTGAAATAAAAGTTGTTTCTTTCATCGTATAGCTCGCCTGGGGCGGCTAATCTTTCATCGTGATACGGTAATCCGTGTGCAAGAAATAATGGACTTGCTACATGCTTGTTAGATTCTGCTAGCCTAGTGTTAAACTTCAAAGCATACTTTACTATATCGTAAAATGTTAAACCATTTCTGTTTTTCCAGGACACGTTACTTTTCATTAGTGTGCCTCTAGCATCCACTGGTATTTCTTCACCGTTTTTATCAAACTCGGTAAATTCATATCCATGCTCTTTCCAGTTAGCACTAAATTCACTTATACTAAGTTCAGTAAAATAATGAGCATCGTCATCAGTTTTTCTAATATATAACGGATTCATGTTAATAGTATGCAAAGGATTCTCCTTTGAAAGCAAAAACTTACTCATCTTGTTAAGAGTTTTTCTAGTATCACTCGGTAGACCGGCTATCATACCGCTCATAAATGTCATGCCTTTCCAATACCCGTCTGCTAATTCTCTTAAATATGAAAATTGTATATCAGGATGGAGTCCTTTGCCAATATCTTTAGCACATTCAGGGTCAGTTGTTTCAATGCCTAAGTTTGTTAGTCTGCAACCACTTTCTGCAATTAATTGTGCTTGTGGCGGATTCTGTTTACGGTTTATGTATACTAAATCCAATCTAATGTACGAACTCCACTTTAATTTAAATGGAAGTGTCTGCGTCATTGCATGCCAGTCAATCATTTTTTGATGGTCATCATTAAACGTGTCATCTGTTAACCAATAATCTTCTATGCCATACTTTTCGTAATTCTCTATTAGTTCTTCTCTAATATAACTAAAATCTCTTACTGCTTCACCTTTTCCTTTTCCGTTCAATGGAAAGGAACAAAAACTACACCTAAATATACAACCTCGAGCAACTTCCAAGGGTAATATTTCGCCACGTTGGACTAAATCTTCTGGTTGCCACACTTGAGTTGAATGTTTTATGTCTAACTTACTTTCGCCGTCAGACGTTACCATTACCTTATGTTTATTTGTGGGAAGATGGTCTGCTTTGCCGCCATCTTTAAGATGTTGTAATATTTGTGGGAACGTTACATCGCCAAATCCTAAATTCACATAGTCCATTAACCCTTTTTCGTCAGGATCCGGATGCGAATATTGTGCAGTAACATTTGCTCCGCCGATTATGTATTTTACATTAGGATTTATATCATGTATGTACTTGCCTAACACCTCATCGCCCTTTTTACCGGTTGAAAAGAAATGTTTGCGAGTAACTGTTAAATCAGCTATCCATTCGTTTTTTTCTTCTTGGTCAAATCCTTCAAACGGATCAAAGTTTGATATGGATGGTCGTTGTGATAGTAATTGAAAACTTCTAAAGGTGCTACTAACTCCAAGCATTAATGTTTCTTTACCTACAAACTTGTCTATAATTCGTTTTGTTGTTTCAATGTCTAAATGAAACATGTTATCTATAACTTGAACTGTAAAGCCATGCTCTCTGCATTCGTGTGCTAGTTTATACACACCCATTGCTCTACTTGTATTAAAATTTGTTCGGTCATACCTACCGTCTTTCCATTTGTCTACATCATTTACACCTGTTGCTTGAGTTAAACTATCACGTTTTATACCGTGATGGTCTACTGTAGTTTCGCCCATCGCGGATAATGGATGTTGATTTCCCCAGCCGGGTGAGTCTGTGAATAATAAAACCTGTACAGGTGTATGTGTTACTTCAATGTTTTTAAAAGGATTCACTAAACTAGACTGTTTATGGAATTGCTTATACAACTCTAATGTAAAATCTTTATAAGTTAGATCCGGTACATGTTCTTGTGCTTTTGGCATACTACTATTTATAAACTGTGCTGATTGGTAGGAAAGTGTCATATGTATATTTATCAGTCTACGAATGCACGTTCTAGAACAAAGTCGCCTGGCTCGCCTAAATTTCCTTCTTGAAAATTATGCTCTTCGAGAAAGTCCCTACATTCGTAATTCATTTCTGGACCGCCGCATACCATAACTCTGTCAGTGTCTTTATTAAATCCACCGTCTGTAAAATTATCTACATGTTCCCAAAAGCGTCCTGAACGTACATATTCTTCTTGCGTACAAGTGTCGTAGTATTTAAGTGGAAATGTTTCTGCTAATTCTTTCATTAAGTCAGTATAAGTATGCTCTGAATGTGTTCGTGTGGTATGTACCAATGTAACATTTTCAAACTTATCATATGTATCAGGGTCTCTAATTATACTTAGGAACGGTGCAATTCCTGTTCCAGTTGAAAGTAAAATTAAATTCTTTGCTTTAGTTATGTTATCAATCGTTAGTGTGCCGGTTGTCTTAGGCATTACTACTATTTCGTCTCCAACTTTTAAATGCTGTAGACGGCTTGTAAGAGGTCCGTCTGGCACCTTAATACTAAGGAACTCTAACTCGTCTTCATAGTTTGCACTTGCAATACTGTATGCTCTAATTAAAGGTCGTGATCCTTCCTCTTCTCCTTTTAATCCAATCATAGCAAACTCGCCGTTTATAAAACGAAAAGTTTGACTTCTTGTGGTCTTAAAACTAAAAGTCTTGTCTGTCCAGTGATGAACCCATGTTACTGTTTCTATGTTCAATGTTTAGTCGTCCTCATTATGTATATTTATAGTACTCGACCCATTAATTTCTGCAAGTACGGATTACATCTAACTATATCCATTAGCACTCCGTTGCCGCCGCTTCTATCTGTGTATGTTTTCCATGTGCCGTTCATATGATGGATTAAAGCCCTGCGGTCATCCGCCTGTTGTGATATTAATTTTTCGTTATTTCCTAGATCTCTAATTATTTTAGGTAAGTACGGGTCGTCGAATACCATTTCTAAGTATACTGCTAAGTTATGCTCTATCTTAGGTCTTAGTTTTTCATTTAGTTCATGGTACTCTTTGTTACTTAATTTAAGATTGCTCAGTCTCGCTAATTCGTCTGCCATTGCTATTATACGTTCTTTAGGACTTTCTATTTTATCAAAACTGTAATCAATAAACTCGTCATATAATTTAAATCCATACTTTGTTAAATTATGGTTCGTTAAATGAGAACCTAGTATCATAAACGGTTTCATGTATACTAAAGGCCAAACTGTTTTTTCAGTATAGAATGGTCGGTCAATATGGGTTTCAGAAACAACTTCAATTAATGCGTTATCTTGCGCCGCCGGCGGAGTAGCATACCAATCTTCGTGATCTTGTAATGGTGTAGCGTCAATTGAGCGAGTCTTTCCATGATAGTGTGTTGCACCTATTTCTTTCATTGTAGAAGCAATTTCTCCGGGGAATTGTTCGTACTGGCTGTACATATTATCTTCTAAGACATCTCGTTTTGATAACTCATCAAGCAATAGCATTCTATGGGGCTTAGGTACTCTGTTTTTAATCATAAACATTGTATCAATGCTTCTTGTGTCTTTCCATTTTACAGTGTTCTGTAATGCTGTTATGGCAATCTTTGCACCGTGCCATACTATAAAGTATGTGGGCCATACTTCAACATCATCAAAAAAGCCAGTAGTTATTGCAGAAGATATTCCGGATGTAAAATTAAAAGCAGAATTATCTATTCGTTCACCGGTGTCACCGGTAAAGCACAATATGTCATAAACATTAATGGGATCTTCTGGTATAAGTTTATAGTTGCCATGTATTAGACTTAATCGATTGTTGTGTTCTGCGTTCCACAACTTTGTTTTCTTTTGCATTAATGCGTCTTCATTAACCCCTAGTGTCGAGTTCCGGGCATGGTGAAATCCAGAAATTAGTTCACTTTCTTTACAGCAGTCAACTATAATATGTGTGTCTGTGTTCTTTAAACAAATATCAAATATGCTAGGCATAGTAAGTGGGGCGTCTGCCCATGCATCTAAATGGATAATTTTTTGGTTGTCAGTAAACTTGTTTTTCATTAATACAATCCTGGTGGAGATGATAGGGATCGAACCTACGACCTGTTCCGTGCAAGGGAACCGCTCTCCCAACTGAGCTACATCCCCAGAAATTAAAAGAGCCCATACAATGAGCTCTTTGTAAATATTTAATTACTTATATAGATTCTTATTTAAGTTTTCTATTTAAGTATGCTTTCATGTTGTTGCCAACGCTTTGAGCGTTTGCTTGGATATTAGCACTGATTTGCTCTGCATTTTTTCTAATGTTTTTACTAATTTGTTCTGCATTCGCTTGTACGTTTTTACCAACATATTCGAACCAGTAGTGTCCTTTTGAATCTTTTTGCGGGCCAAATTTATTAATTGACTCGACTGCTTTTGCTTTTGTCATTTTTTCTCCGTGCAATACTTGTGTATGTGTAATATATTATTATCAATATATGTTTTGTATTACAGCACTGTTATTTACCTTTACATACTGATTAGTCCCATAAATTTTCGTAGTACTTGCCAAACATTGTAAATCCGTTTGTGATACGCTCTTGGTATGCCTTACGCCCTTCCCAATCAACTTCATACGTGTCGTTAGGACCTTTGACCATTTCGCTCATGCCTTTATGCTCACCTTCAGTTAGTTTGATCCAATGGATGTCATGTTCGCCTGATTGAAACTGTTCTTCCCAATCTGTATGTTTGCTCTCAAAGGCAAAGATCATTTCGTCCATCACCCAGTCCCACCTCTCAAAGAACTTGCTATCAGTCTCACCATTTTTAGTGTATGCCGTTAGTTCTTTCTTAGTAGGACGCAACTCTGCCGGGACATCTTCAGGGTACACATAAGGAGCACCATGCTTGGTAAGTTTGAGTTGCTTGAGCATTGGCTCAATGATATACACTAACGTATGATCCATACTCCAAGTATCAAAGTCATCTATATGCACAGATATTTTAGGTTCGTTTTTAATTCCTAAACGGTATAAAAAATTATGGTACCAACGATGTGCTGGATACGGGCCAATATTTACTCTCATTGTTATCTTCCTCGGTTATGTTCATATGGACTAGAATCAACTGGTTTAGTTGAGTCCCACTCACCGAATATACTTGGTGCCTGTTCAGCGGCTTCTTCCATGTAGTATTCACCTGGGTAATGCTTTAGGCAACGATATGCTTCTTTCCTTATAGCACTCGGAACCCTGGGTGTCTTCTTAGGATTCATTAAGTCTACTAGGAACTGCCGAGTAAAGTTAACAGCATTCCTTCTTTCATTAGGCATTGTCATACTAGTTTACTCATTTGCGATGCTCCAACTCGTTTTGCATTGCAATTTTAATTGCTGGATTGATTGACGACACATTTTTTAGGACTGCTTCAATGTGATCAGTAGTCATATTACTCAATGTAATATATGACAGTGGTTGGTCTCCGTTAATACCGTATGTTCCCCAATCACATGCTTCTCTAACTTGTTCATGCGGTTCTGCAAGTGTGACTACGATCATTTCTTCGTCACCATTAGCACTAGCACGAACATAGTCTAGTCCACCATCAATCATATACTCTTTGCCATTAGCATCTTTATAAGTTTTAAAATCATGTCTATGCCGGCTCTGTAGTATTGTGCCGTCTGGTGTTCGTAGTGCATTGCATATCATACTATAATTAGTATCTGCCACTGTCTGATTCCTTCTGGTTATTTGGCGAGCTAGTAAGGATTCGAACCCCAATCGCAAGGTGTTGGAGACCTGCATCTTACCATTAGAACACTAACTCTTTAAATAGTATTGGTGTCTTAACAGCTTCTCAGAACCGAGATCTTCAGTTCTCCACCGTTTCAAACTATCGTACCCAAGTGTACGGACTACTGTCATCGTGTTCCAATTCTCAGGAACTACCCTAAGTTCTATCATAGAAGGAACAACTTACTACTAGCACAAGGTTAATGTGCTTGTCTGTTATACGAAGTAATCTTTACGCTGTTTGATATTCCACTTCTCAACAACAGGAAGTCCAAACTCGTCTTCATCAACTACCACATACGCAACTGTTTTCTTAACAGTAGCATAACGGCGTCCGCTGTCTCCGGCAACGCCATGAGATCCTACCCATATAACATGTGGGTGGTCTTCGCAAAATGCAAAATTATCTGGATTATTACTAAATTCAAAGTAATTTCCGTGTTCTTTTTCAGTGAAAACGCCTATTGGATCTGCTGTATGAGTGTAATATGCCATGTTACTACTGCCTCTTTGCGTTAATATGTGTACTATTATACAGTATTTTACGGGTAAGTCAACCTTTTTTTGTCAGTAATTGTGGCGGAGAGTGAGGGATTCGAACCCTCGATACAGTTACCCATATACCTCCTTAGCAGGGAGGCGCTTTCGACCACTCAGCCAACTCTCCGTATGTACACATTATAGTAGTTATCACGTCTTGTGTCAAGAACTTTAGAAAGTGATAAATACTGCTATGCCTAGATTAAGTTTATGGAACAAGAACAAAACAAACGACTATGATTTTCAAGATAGAATCATTGCCGAGAATATCAATGCGGGTGGAACAGGAGTCTATGTACACAAATACATAGGAACATACACTGATGACACCACTGCAAGTACTGGAACAGGTGACTTGTATATACAAGATGTACTGTTTTTAGAAAACCGAGACAGGAAGTATGATACTGATATTTACGAATTACGTGGCAGTTATACTCCCGGAGATCCAGACTTTGACTTAACACAATTTGGTATGTTTGTTAACAATGACTCATTGTTTATGACTTTCCATATGAATACATGTGCTAGTTTATTAGGTAGACGTTTAATGGCAGGTGATGTCGTTGAGCTACCTCATTTACGAGATGACTTGTTACTTGGTGGCGGTGAAGCCGTTAACAGATATTTTGTTGTTAGTGATGCAGGCAGACCAGCAGAAGGCTACGATGCAAGATGGTGGCCCCACTTGTGGAGAGTTAAACTAACTAACATAACAGATAGTCCAGAGTACAGAGACATACTTGGCACCGGTGAAAGTGCTGATGATTTAAGAAATATATTAAGTACTTACAGCACAGAGATTGCTATATCAGATAAAGTTCAAGCATTGGCGGCGTCAGAAACACCGTATGATGCAGACTATGTAGCTGGTGGTCATTTGTATGTAGAAGGTGACACGCCTGGAGTTTATCTTCCTAATGTCGATGGTACTCCTCCGAACGGAGCAACTATAGTTGGTAGTGGCACAACATTCCCGGTAGATGCAAACGAAGGCGATTACTTCCTAAGAACAGACTTTGCTCCACACAGATTATTCTTAAAGAACTTGAGTGTTTGGCGTAAGGTTAGTGATGATAAGACAGCGGCATGGTCAGCGGCTAATAAGATACTTACTTCGTTTGTTAACAACGATGACCAAAGAATTAATACTGATGGTACAACTGATGCAGTTAAAACTAATCTCAGTAAAATAGTGAAACCGAAGGCAGACTAGTATGGCAAATATGGATTATTTTTATGACGCACAGGTAAGAAGATACTTACTACAGTTCATGCGGATCTTTGGTGAATTTAAAGTTTCAGAAGGTAAACGTGGCGGTGTTACATATTACAACAAGGCTCCTGTTAGATATTCAGACATGAGTCGAATGGTTGCTCACATCCTTACTAAAGGCGGTGAGAACATGATTAACAGCACTCCATTTATTGCATGTAGTATACAAAGTTTATTAATTGCTAGAGACAGAACACAAGATCCAACACTAGTTTCTAAAGTGCAAGTGGCTGAAAGGGCATACAATTCCAATACTTCAACATACGGCACTGGTAAAGGAAACTTATACAGTACAGATAGAATAATGCCTGTACCTTATAACTTAACAATGCAAGTAGATGTATGGAGTAGTAATACTGACCAGAAACTACAGTTGTTAGAACAAATTTTAATATTATTCAATCCAAGTTTACAGTTACAACAAAACTCAAATCCGTTAGATTGGGCTAATATATTCGAAGTCGAATTAACTGACATACAATGGAGCAATAGAAGTATTCCAGCTGGTGTCGATGAAACCCTTGATGTTGCTACACTGACATTTGTTATGCCTATATGGCTAAGTCCGCCGGCGGCAGTTAAACGTCAAAAAATTATTAACTCTATTACTGCTAATGTATACAAGACAGCCAGCACTGGTGATTTAGGGTACGATTCAGATATTTACGACTTCTTTAGAACTATAGACGGTAACATGGAAATTCAAACTATCACACCAAATAACTATTGGGTAAGTATAGATGGTGCTGAAGCAACACTATTTAAGAGTGCTCCGACTGGTACACCGGCACAAAGTGTTTACGATGATGGAACTACAGTTAAAGCAAATTGGAATGACTTATTAGAAGTGTTAGCACCTCAAACTAGCAGTGGATCTGCTGGCTCAAATGCTGTAAACATTGCAGACATTCCGTTAACAGCTGGAAGTACACTACAATTAAATATCAATAACGACATTGAATATGCCTCGTTAATTACAGGAACTATTGTTAGGTCGGTAACTGATACTGCTAAGTTAGTGTTCACATTAGACAATGATACATTACCTAGTACAACACAAACTGATATAACAAGAATTGTAAATCCTCTAGAAAATTATCCAGGAGACGGCACATTAAGTGCAGTTGCAACTGGACAACGATACTTACTTACTAACGAAATTGTTGGAGACAACTGGGGCATCTTTAACGCAGATGTTCACGATATAATAGAATATGATGGTGCTAAATGGATTGTATCGCTTGATGCTAGTACTCAAACTACCGTACAATACATTAAAAACTTATACACAAACAAACAATACAAATACGAGAACGCCGCATGGACAAGCACACACGAAGGCCAGTACAACCCAGGATATTGGAAACTGAACCTGTAAAAACATTCGAAGGGATTGCCGGGGCAGGAGTTTTGTTTCTTGCTAAAGACACTGGGCGATGCCTGTTTCAACTAAGGAACAGTGACAAGCGTCATAAAAATACTTGGGGTTTTTGGGGTGGTATGATTGATAGTGGTGAGACTCCGTTTGAATGTATACAACGAGAGTTAGAAGAAGAGATTGGGTTCGTTCCAGAACTACAAAAATTAAATCCTATAGATGTTTATCAAAGTAGAAACAAAAACTTTATGTATTACAGTTTCGTTGCTGTTGTACCAAGTGAGTTCATTCCTACGTTAAATGACGAGAGTTCTGGTTATGCATGGGTCGACATTGGTAGGTGGCCTAAGCCATTACACGATGGTGCAAGATCTACTTTAGGCAGAAATAAGGGCACAGATAAACTGCACACTATTCTTGGCATCAATACAATATGAAACAGTTTTTAGATATAAATTGGACATACAAAGTCAACGACACACATATTTACTGGTCGAAAGAAACTAATGGTGGCGGGACGCAATATATCCAGGCCTACTTCGATTATTTTAAAAAATATCATCCAAACAAAACTTTTAATCATGCATTAGATTGGTGTTCAGGTGTAGGCTTTTTAGGGCTTGGAATGTTAGCATGTGATGTATGCAATCATATAACATTATTAGAAAAATTTGAGCCGGCATGCGATCTCATGCACAAAACCATTAAAGACAATAATATCGATAATGCTACTGCTGTGCATAATGATAACGTAGCCATTTTAAAAGACAACTACGACTTAATAATTGGGAATCCTCCACAATTCAGGCAATACCATTATTTACCAACCGGAGACGTCCAGTTTAACTCAAAAGAAGATTGGATAAGATTGGCCATAGATAAAAACTGGAATGCACATAGAGAGTTTTTTACAAATATAAAAAATAAGATGGCGCCAGATTGCGTAATTTTGCTTACAGAAAATTCTGCTTCCATTAACAGTATCGCTCAGGTTGCACAGGAATGTGGGTTTGCAGTAAAAAATAAACACTTCGCGATGTCCGGGCCGGATCATTATGCAAGAGATCGGAAAGGTGCGGCGATGAAGGATTGGGGTGAGATCCTTTTTGTAGAATTTGTGCTAGGTACTCCCTAACCATCAATATGTGATAAGTAATAGCATGTCAAAGGATATTATAAATTTTGACTCTATACGTTTGACTACTGAGCTCAATAAATTCAAACTACACAATACAATCCCCAACACATTTTTAGACGGTACGTTCTCGATTCTTGACCTTAAGGAGAACTACGAAGACTTTTCTGCTAAACATAAAAAAATAGCAGACAATTTAATGGACGTTTACGATGTGCAAATTAGGGAAAGTGCAGATGGTTTAGAAAAGAGCATGGTGAACGAGTATAGAGGATTCTTAAAAAACCAACGTTGTAGAGAACACTGGTGGGTATACCCTGCCGTGATGAAAAAATACAGAGTAAATATAAATCCTGTTCGAGCAGTGTACTACGAAACAAAAGAAATGGTTAAGAAATTTAACAGCCATAGTCCACATCATGGTTGGCTATTTGATATTGTGTCTAGCAACGAATGGCATCAACGAGTAATGAAAGCAATTTTAACTGACCGACAACGTGTTGATAAAATTATAAACTTCTATCTTCCGCTATACCAAGCTTCGGGTCTACAAGCTCCACTTGAGTTAACACATTTAAAAACACTGAGATCTGATTTGCTTGACTATGCAAATCTATTTACTGCTGTCAAGCAATGGACTCCGGATGACTAACTACTTCGATGTAGCAATAAATACTCCGTCCCAATCTTTAGGAAGTGTTTGAGTCATTTGGAATTTACAACGTTCAATCCACATAGTATAATAGTTTGACATCTTGCCTTCAAATGCATCTGCTAACTTGTTACATAGATTAATTGCTTTCTTAAATTCTTGATTGCGATAATGTGTGTGCATGTCTTCGTGCATTTGTTTTGCTTTAGCATACTTAGTTTTCTTAATATCAAGTACGGTATATATTTCTATACCAATTGTTTTTCCTTTTACTGCCAAGTCATCTACTTTTAAATAAAAGAAATCATTTGCAGTATGTTTATGTGTATCACCGCCCACAAGGAGTAAACATCCGTACTCTTTACATTTGCTTTCTATTCTTGCCGCGGTACTAACTGCATCTCCGAGTATGTCATATGAGTGTCTTGCAGTGGAGCCCATTTCCCCAATATAACCGAGCCCAGTATTAATACCAGCACCCATACCAACGGGTGGTCTACCCTCTTTAACAATTTTATCATTGAATTTCTCTACTGCTCTAAGCATTAATAGTCCTGTTTGCACCGCACTCTTAGGATGGTCTGGATCGTCCATAGGAGCATTGTGTATGTGCATACTTGCATCGCCGATATATTTAATCACCATGCCGTCTGCATCAAGTATAGGTTGTGTAATAGCATCCATATACCCATTCATTATCTTTGTTAAACCTTGTACATCGTCCCCAAAGCTCTCACCTAGAGGTGTAAATCCACGTAAATCTGAGAAGCAAATACTTACTTCTTTCTTCATACCTTGCTTAATTAGTTCTGGGTTTTCTTGTAACATACGCACTACTGTAGGAGAGGCGTAACCGGCAAATTGTTTTTGTATCTCTGCTCTTAGTTTAAACTGTATCCAGAAGTTGTTAAAACTTGCCTGGGTAAATATTAAGAAACTTGCTATTGCTGGAAACGTTGCATCAAATAATACCAAGTTTGCTGTGTAAGAATGTATACTGTAGTATACAATTCCTCCTATAATAGTAACTGTAGTTACTAATCCTACCCATATATGCGATTTATATATCGCTAAACCTATTAATATCATGCCCAGTAACGCACACAGAAGCTCGTACACAGCACTTAACTCATTCCTGGTAATGTTACTGCTATCTATAAAGTTCTGTAGCATATGAGCATGTATTTGCTGTGGATACAAATTACCTCTTGGCGTAGGCACAGGATTTGCAATACCTTCTGCTGTAACACCTACTATAACCATTTTGCCTGCAAGATGGTCCAAAGTTTCGGCTCCCAAGTATTCAATTTCCTCGAATGTGTTGTTAAAGCGAATGTATGCTGTACCGTCTGACTGCGTTACTATTGGGTCGTATCCTTTAACAGCAACTTCTTGTATTCCCAATTCGCTAGTCTTAACCATATAACTTTTTTGACCTTTACTTACCCTTAGCATTTCAATAGCAAAACTAGGATACAGTCTATCGCCAACTGTAATTGCTAATGGGTATGTTCGTGTTTGGTTATCTGGCTGTGGTGCTGACGCTGTTACGCCTTTGCCGTTTGCTACTGCTTCTAGTAGCGGAATGTTTGTAACTAAGTTGGGCCACTTTAGTAAATAATCTTTTGCTGGCACAGGGCCAATTGTGCCTGTTCCTATATGTGGGCCTGATGTTTTAATGCCTCTTGTACTAGTTGCTTGACTTAATACATTAAAGTTAATAGGATTACGTCTTGCTCCTTGCACATTAACCTTATTTTCCATCAAATAATTAGCAAATATTTCGTCTCCAGAAAACCTGTCTGCTTCAGGAAACATAATCGTCCAGCCTAGCACACCGCCTCCGGCGCCTGCAACATCTATCACCATTTGTGCATAGTATTGTCTGGGCCAAGGGTATTGACCATTAACTGCTAAACTTTTTTCGCCGATGTTTAATAGTACAACATCCTGGCTTTGCTTAATTGTATCTAACTGTTGATATGCATCAAATGTTTGACCTCTAACACTTTGTAGTGCCGTTGGATCTGCTACTCGCAATGCAAGTAGCAACACAATAGATATCAGTACTGCATAACCACTATATAAAAATTTCATAACAGTATTTAGCTGTTATTCAGTGTCGTTGAGTGGATTTTCAAGTATAGTCATTATCTTTTCTTCCAGTTCTTTTCTTAGCTCTCTAGTTTCTGTATCCATGTCTTTAAAACGTGTATTCATGTCACGTTCCATAGCATACACATCGTTTCTAATTTCTCGTTGTGTTTCAGCTGATGTTTTATCTGTTGCTCTTGCTAAATCCATTGCAATAGTAATATCATCCCTTAAATCTGTTTTGATAATATCAGTAAGTTCACGAATATTTGCTAACTCTTGCTGAATTGCTTCTGGTTGTAAGTTTGCTAATTTTTCTTCAGCATCAAGTAGTCTACTGTAGAGTTCAAAGCCTCCCCATAGCCCACCAATTAAAGTACCAAGTAAAGGAAGTATAATCATGAGTTTTGAACCACTCATTTTTACACCTGCATATTCTACTTCTGCCATTTTATTTCTCCTGTTTTTCTTTTAATTTGTATTGGCTGATTATCATTGCTTTTAGTTTTTCTTGAGTATTTCCAGCCATCATATAAAAACTCTGTACGTTATCAACATTCTTTTGTCCTTTGTACACTTGCGAACTACCATACCATGCTTGTTGGTCTGCTAATTGTATTTGGCTAGTGTACTCACTAAAGCCTGCTGTATAACCAATATAAGCAACTGCAATAGTTTGGTCACCATATTCACTGGAGCCCTCATTGCCTGCTTGTATTGTGTCTAATTCTGCTTGTAGGTTTGCCGCGGCAACTGTTGCTCCCATTGTATCTGCTAAACTTTCTACTGCGTCTGATTGTCTTTGCTCTTGGAACGTAGGCGCTTCAACTTCAAACCTGCTGTAATCTGCTGGTGCCTGGCTTAGGAATTCTGTTAATCCTGTGCCACTACTTAATGCTGTGGTTAGTTCATCTTCAAACTGTATGTCTGCTCCACTTATGCCACTAGTCCCATCGTCGAAATTTTCTACAAACTGTAGTGTCTCTTCTTGTTGTACTGTTTGTGCATCTGCTGAACTTTCAGCAACTGAAAATGCACCAGTGTCAAATGATTCTGTTACACTTGTTGTAGCACTAAAACTTTCTTGTCCCATGCTTTGCTCTATTTGTTCTTGGAAGAAACTATCACCACTTGTATCTTCTTGTGCTAACATTCCTTGT